AAGACGGCAATGTATAAAAAAGGACTTAAGAGTAATAGTTATTGACAGCCGGAACAGACGGCACTAAAGTTGCATTTGCGAGTGTGAACTAGGCGGAAAACTAGGGAACACAAAAAAAGAGCCACACGGTTAAACGTGTGACCCTAAAACAAAGGTAGGAAAATAATGGATCGCTGGTACCAAAATTATAACACAAACAAAGGAGATTGACAACATGACTTACAAATTAACCATTGAGGGAAACACTACTGCAGAATTGATCGAAAACATTAAGGCAGCCGCAGCGCTTTACGCTGGTACGACACCGGACCCAAAGGCCGAAGTGGTAGTACCAATCACAATCGACGGCAACACAATCGGCAAAAGCCCGGCGAAAGCGTCACAGACTACGCAAAAAGAACCGGTAGTTTCTACGGATACAGCTTCCGAGTTTGACGGCGTTAAGTACAGCCTAAACAGCACACCGCGTAACATTTGGATACTTTTAAACGACGGCCGCGTTTTATTCGTACCAGCTGGCGGACGTTTGCCACTTGATTCCGAACGTGCTAAAAAGATCACGAAAGCAGAATACACACAGATCGCAGAAGAAGAACCAGAGCGCGTCGTTAAATCGATCAGCGAAGTGATCGACGAGCAAGCAAAAACTGTATCTAAGAAAGACGAGCCGACCGAAGAAGTCGACGAGGGCGAAGAAGACGAAGCAGTAGCGGAAGACCTTGACGACGACGAAGACGACGACGAAGAAGAAGACGAAGACGACGAAGACGACCTGGAAAGCTTGATCGAAAAAGCTGCAGAGTTGGTCAAAGTTGCCAAGAAGTTAGACGACGGTAAGAAAACCGTACGCGACTTGCTGGACGACTACGACGTGAAACGCGTTTCTAAGTTTGACGACGTCGAAGAGATCGAGGACTTCATTTCTGACCTGGAAGAATTTATCGAAGAAAACGAGGACTAAAACCATGCCAGACCAGCACGCCTTTTTAAGCCCGTCGGGGGCTAAACTATGGCTACACTCGCCGGGTTGCTGGTACGAGGAAGCGCCGGAACTAACGGAGGAAGAACAGGCCTTTATAGATCAGTTCCGACCACCAAGTACGGCAGCCGACGAGGGCACACTAGGGCATGAGATCGTGGAACGCCTACTAAGACGTGAGTATGATATCGACCCTAAGAAAGCCCGGCCACTACGTAAACTACGAAAATCTAAGTTCTACAGCTACGAGTTAGAACGCCGCGCCACCTGGTCCGCGAACCAGGCAATCGAGATCATAGATAACTATGAGGGCACGATCGATAACCTAGCCTTTGAGTTACGCGTACACTGTAAAAAGATCCATAAGGAACTTTGGGGGACCAGTGACGTCGTGATCGTAGCCGGCAACGTTTTGCATATCGTAGACTTTAAATTCGGGCGCTTGCCGATCCATGCCGCGGATAACCCACAGCTGGCTATATACGCTTATGGCGCTATGGAAACTTTGGACCTTTGGGGAAAGGTCGACACGATCCGCGGTACGATCGTGCAGCCCAGAAACTACGACGTAGACGAAACCACGTTCACAGCAAAGGCACTAAGAAAGTGGGGGCGTAGAACGGTCAAGCCAGCAGCTAAGGCTACAGCTAACCGGACAGGACCTATGAACCCAAGTGTCGAAACGTGCCGCTACTGTAAGCACAGGGTAACGGACGCAAAACACCGGCAAGTATTTCTCGAAGCAATAGGGGGCATTGACGCAATGACGAAAGACCTTACAAAAATGGACCTGGAAGAAATCGAAGCGATCGCGGCCAACGCGCCAGCACTGATACAATGGCTTAACGACGTGACACGCTTTGCACAAGCTAAGGCCTACAGCGGCCATAAGTTTAAACGTGTTAAGCTGGTACGCGGAGTAGAGCGTCGAGCATTCACTGACCAGAAAAGGGTAGCCCGTCGTCTTAAACGGCTAGGGCTGCAGCAAGAGCAGTATATGAAAGAGCCGACGATCAAGCCACTAACCGAGATCGAAGCCTTATTAGGTAAAACGAAATTCAATAACACGCTGGGGCCGTTGATTACGAAACACGAAAACCAGCCGCGCCTTGTATCTATCGATAGTAAGGAAAAACCATACACACCAGACGTAAACAAAGCAGCCGACGAGTTCGGACTATAGGAGGAAAACACACCATGGCAAAAAAAGCAAACAAGAAAGCAACAGACGAAAAAGCAAGCACTAAAGTAGTATTAAAACCAGCAGAGGGCCTACTGGCAACATTCGTACACTTGACAAAACCGGACGACTTTGGCGACACGCCTAAGTATACCGTGACCGTCGTAATTCCTAAGAAAAACAAGAAAGTCGTTAAGCAAGTTAAGGACGCGATCGCTGCAGCTATGGCACGCGGTGAGAGCGAGGGAACTTTTCAAGGTAAGAACATTAAGAAAGCCATTAACCCGTTGAAAGACGGCGACGACGAAGACACCGAAAAGTATCCATATTACAAAGATACCTATGTTCTTAAATTTTCTACGGATCGCAAGCCTGGCGTCTTAGACAAGAAAAAGCGCAATATCGGCGACGACGACGAAGAAGTTTACAGCGGTATGCTCATTTGGGTATCGGGCGCAGCGTTCCCTTACTTTAATCGTGGTAACTTTGGTGTATCATTTATCTTAGGTAACGTAATCAAGATCGACGACGGAGAACGTATTGGGGGGTCCGGCTTTAATATCGAAGACGAGTTCGGGGACGACTTAGAAGACGACGAGTTCGACGAGGACGACGAAGAAGACGAAGACCTGGACGACGAAGAAGACGAAGACGAAGACGAAGACGAAGACGACGAAGAACTTGACAAAGAGGAAGCGGAAGAGTTGATCGCAGACGTCAAAGAGATCGACAAAAAAGCCGCTAAGAAATTCCAGAAGAAACTCGATAAGATCGACGACGAGGACGACCTTGAGGAGTTAGTCGAAAAAATCGAGGAATGGATCGAAGAAAATGAGTAGGCCAAAAGCCATTCATATTGATATCGAAACTTATAGCGAAACAGAACTTACCAGCACGGGGGTCTATCGGTACGCCGAAGACCCTTTTTTTAAAATTCAACTTTTCAGCTATGCCTTGGACGACGGACCGGTTAAACTACTGGACCTGGAACAAGGCGACAAAATACCGAAAAGGATCGTTCGCTATATTTTAGATAAGCGCGTCGAGAAGTGGGCACATAACGCGCAGTTTGAGCGTGTTTCTTTAAGCGTCCATATTTTCGGTGGTTTCGGTGTATTCCTGGACCCGACGAACTGGCGCGACACTGCAGTCTATGGCCGGACCCTGGGGCTGCCTGGCAGCTTGGATCAGATGGCTAAGGCCTTAGAACTGGACGACAAAAAAGACGCAGTCGGTAAGCGTCTGATTAACTATTTCTCTAAGCCGTGCAAGCCGACCAAAGTGAACGGCGGTCGGACCCGGAACTTGCCGGAACACGCGCCGGAGGACTGGAAGCTTTACGGTGAGTATAATATCCAGGACGTGGTCGTCGAGCGATCGATCCATGAACGGCTGCAAGCAATGTATCCTAAGTTCCCGGCTCACGAGTGGGAATTTTATGAAATGGACCAGCGGATCGCGGACACTGGCATACCAGTCGACCTGGACTTTGTTGAAAAAGCGATCAAGCTTAAGAACCGAATGCAGCGCAAAGCGTCGCGGCAACTTAAACGACTTACTGGCGTCGAAAGCATTAATGCCAAGCAACAACTAAAGGCCTGGGCAGCAGAACAAGGCTACCCAATCACAAGCCTGGACGAGGATCACAGAAACGCCTATTTAGAAGACCCGGAACTAGGTGAACAGTTCCCAGACGTCTATAAAATGGTAGAACTAATCGACCAAGCTGGCGGTACGGCCGTGGCCAAGTACGACAAAATTTGGGGATCAACGAACAACGACGGGCGACTACGCGGCCAGCTTATTTTCTACGGCGCTGGGGCCACTGGACGCTTTGCTGGAAAAGGCGTACAGGTCCAAAACTTGCCACGTATGGGCAAGGACGTACTTAAAAACCTGGACAAGTTACGGGGCCGAGTGAAAGCCGGTAAGCGTGTAACATTTAAGGAACTAACGCAGCTATGCCGGACAAGCTTTGCAGCGATTGAGGGCACGACGTTCGGCGTGAGTGACTATAGCAGTATCGAAGCCCGTGTTACACCATGGTACGCTGGCGAGAAGTGGGCGATAGACGCCTTTGAAGACGGCCAGGATATCTACGTAGCTACGGCGGTTAAAATGTACCACGTCGACTATGAAACAGCCAAAAACGAGTATAGGCAAAAAGGGAAGCAAGCAACGCTGGCCCTAGGTTACGGCGGCGCAGTCGGGGCCCTAGTGGCCATGGGCGCCTTAAACGCTGGCATACCAGAAAACGAGCTGCCGGAATTGGTCAAGGCTTGGCGACAAGCAAACCCGTCGATCGTCCGCTTTTGGCGTGACACCGAGAAAGCCGTAAAGGCTATCATACACCACCAGGGCAAGAAAAAAGCGACCCTGGCAGACGGTAAGCTAACGATCACGTATCGAAACGAATATAAGCTACTGCAGATATGGCTACCTGGTGGTCGGGCGCTTAGTTACTACGGCGCTCACTTGGATCGCAAGAAAAATATCCGCTACCTGGGCGGCATTAAAGCCAACGGCGAAGCCTGGTACAAGGACACCTTTGGCGGTAAGTTAGTCGAGAACATTGTGCAAGCAACGGCACGCGACTTGCTTTGTGAAGCCTTGTTACGGATCGAAAAAGCTGGCTATCGTACGTTATTCCACGTACACGACGAAGCGATCGTCGAGGTCCCTAAAGACTTTGAGATCGAGGAACTTAACGAACTTATGGCAAGCCCACTGCCGAAATGGGCCAAAGGTTTACCGCTAGGCAGCGAGGGTGACACGGTAAGCTATTACAGAAAAGTCTAGTGTTCGGTGGCCTAGCTTACCACAACATATAGCGGCTTTACATTTCACCGATATCGGTGGTAAGCTAGAAACCTAACCAAAATAATAGCGAGGTAATGACATGGCAAAGAGTAGAAAATATCCATTCGCGACCGCCAAAAACGGGAACACGAAAAAATGGAAACACGAAAATTTAAAGTTTCGTGAAATTCAGAAATACCTTAACGTTGACCGACGTATCAACTTGACACTTGACGAATATAAAAACCTGGAAAAAGACGAGAAAGCGAAAGTTAAAAACAGCAACCCGGCATTTTTAGGCGGATACTTTGAGGGCCGCCGGACGTCGGTTTCTATGAAAACCCGATCAATCGTAGCGCTGGACATTGACAAAAAATTCCCTAGCGATTTTAGCGAGTTCATGCAAGAACACAGCCCGTACCCGTACCATATTTACGAAACACTAAGCAGCACGAAAAAGCATAGAAAATATCGCGTGCTTTTCTTTCTAAGCGAGGATATCGACGCAGAGGTCTACGAACCAGTAGCGCGACGGATCGCTGCCACGTTGAGAATTATCGACTTTGTCGATCACACTTGCTACAGAAAGACGCAGCTTATGTACGCGCCTATCTTTTGCAGCGACGTCGTAGAGCCACTTAACGAGTTTATCGGCAACCCAAAAGAGCCAAACATTTCAGCAGCCGAGATCATAGCCAGCTTTGAAAATATTTACAACATTGCCGAATGGGACGCCGGAAAAGACGAGGGCGCGCTAAGAAAGCAAAACAATATGACCCTTATCGACCCACGGGATAAAAAAGGCGTGATCGGCGCTTTTTGTAACTACGTCGGCGATATCCACAATGCTATCGCAATGTACGACCTACCTTACCGGCAAGAAAGCGACGACCGCTACAGCTTTACTGGCGGATCAAGTTCTAACGGGTTCGTGGTCTACGACGACGCGCAGTGGGGGTATTCAAACCACGAGAGCGACCCGGCTGGTGAGGGCGGCCACGACCTTAATGCTTTTGACCTGGTACGCGTTCACAAGTTCGGCGACCGTGATCGCAAGGACGGCTACAAGGACCCAACCAGGGCGCCAAGTTATAAGGCAATGGTAGAAATGCTTATGAGTGATAGCGAGTTCGCTAAAATTTTAGACGAGCAACGCGCCAGCAACGTACTAGACCGAATCTTTGACGCTGAGAGCGACTTTGGCGACGTCTTTGAAGAAGAAGACCAGCCAGACGTAAAACTCGTTACAAGCGAAACTAAGGCCAGCAAACGACGTATCGTTATTAACGGCAAAAGCTACCGGAAAAACCCGGCCAAAGATAAACGCCTGGGCAAAAAGCTACGGAAGTTTGAAACCCGACTAATCAAGTCCGGGGAAAGCGGCCTACCGGTTAACAATAAGACCAACGTGTACCGGGCAGTCAGAGAACACCCGTTACTTGAGGACCGTATCCTTTACGACAATTTTACGCGACGCTTGACGTTCGTAGGCGTGAAACCATGGCCGACCACCGAGGGCGACGCCTGGAACGAAAACGACGACTTTATGCTTGCAACGTTCCTGGAAAGTCACGACCTTAAGGTACCCGTCGACACGGTACGCCTAGCAACGCAGCAAGTATCACAAGAGCCACAGCACCAATTTAACAGCCTGGCAAACTTTTTCAAATACCACTTACCGGAATGGGACGGCGTAGAGCGTGTCGAAACAATGTTTACCGACGCTTTCAACGCAGAGGACAACGAAACCAATCGAATGATAGCACGTAAGACATTGCTAGCCGGACTTGAAAGAGCACTAAACGACAAGCCCAGCGAGGTCAAGGCGGTCCCAGTCCTACAGGGCGCGCAGTCAGTCGGTAAATCGACTTTTTGGCGCTTGCTGGCAATTAATCGCGAATGGTTTACGGATAGTAAGATCGACATAGGTAACAAGGACGGCCTAAGTATCTTAGGCGGCACGTTTATCGTTGAGTTTGGCGAGTTTGCAAGTATCAAGCGCGCCGATCGTGACGAGGTTAAGCAGTTCCTATCAAGTTCATACGACAAGTACAGACCTAGCTACGCGAAAACAGAACGTACCTTTGTCCGTCATAATATCTTTGTTGGGTCCGTGAATGACGAGGAATTTTTGACCGATCCGACCGGTAACACACGTTTTAAAGTGGTCCACTGCCCAGGGGATAGCACAGGGGCAGCCCGTGTCGTCGAATTAATGACGCCGGACTACGTACTGCAGCTATGGGCGGAAGCCATGGCCATGAGAAACGCTGGCGAAACATTCCTATACACGGCAAAAGACGACCTAGCTACAGAGCAGATCGCTAAACGCCACACGAAAGCCGGTACGTACGACGAACTTATACAAGCCTTTGTCACAGCTAAGAAACCGAATGACTGGCTTATGGCCGTCGACGACTACGAGAAAGTCGACATACTACGCAAGATCGTATCGGGTTTTTATAAAGACGACGAGCTAACGATTGACCCAGAACCATGGTTCAGCGCCAGGGACTTACGGACAAGCTTAAATATCCGGGATAGTGATGAACCTAAGTACCGCCAGCAGATCGCTGCAGCACTACGGGACATACCTGGACTAAAACAACAGACGCGCAAGATCGGCGGCGTGTCAGTGAGGGGCTATAGCTATATGGCTTTTAACGATTGACCTGGTACGTAAAGTAAGGTACAATGATACCAGGTCAAGTTGAGGTTGAGGGCATTCTCCTTTGCTACGAGGAAAACCAAGGACTTTAAAGTTTTTGGTTTTTCTTATTGACAAAATTATGCCCAATGGCATATAATCTAATCAACGGCAACTGACCGAATACAAAACACAAAGGAGATTTTCAACATGGCCGAAACATTGGAAAGTATTAAGCAAGAGATCGCAAAGATCGCAGCAGAGAAAGCAGACTTAAAAGGCATTGTCAACCAGCAAAAGGAAACGATCAAACGACAAGAAACGACGATCGGCAACTTACAGGAAGCACTTAAAGCCGCAGACGCTAACATGATTGACCGGGTTAACAAACTGCAGAAAGAGATCGACGAGTTTAAAGAAGCGCTGGACCGCGAAGCTACCGAGAACGTAAGACTTATCAAAGAAGTCGGCACACTAACCGAACTCAAAGAAGACCTTAAGGAAGACCTTGAAGCGTCCAAAGCAGCACACAACCGGACATGGCAAGAAAAGAGAAACTTAGAGATCGAGGTCCACGAACTACGCCAGGATATCTTAGAAATGACAGACAAAAACCAAGCTGCCGACGGAATGATTGCAGCACTGACAGCCAAGGACGAGGAACTACGCAAGCTGGGCGAAAAGGTACCAGCTAAGGATCGCGAGATCAACGACTTAAAAGAGCAAGTTAAGAGCCTGGAAAAAGCGCTGGATCGTAAAGGTGACGACTATTACAGGGTCGCAACTGAAAAAGAACACCTAGCCAACGCGATCGAAAACGCGTACCGCTCGCTTATGATTACACGGGGCTACCAGCTGCCAGATGAAAGTGGTGTGAGCAATGGTTAGGGGCTACGAGATCATACAAGCGATACTTATGGCCATTATTTTTGGTCATGCTTTGACTATTGGTAACAAAATGATTATGCTTATAGCAGCGGCTAGTTTCATAATCTACGCAGTACGTTTCAACTATTATGCAATGCAGCCAGCAAAGAAAGGGAGAGGGTAAACAATGGCAAAGCCTACAGAAGCAGTACAAGCAATCATTGACGCAGAGGTAACGACACGTAAACGACGCAACGGGTACACGATCGAAAAAGGTAGCGGCGTCTTATTCTTTTTAGATGATCGCGAAATCTACCACGGGGTCTATTTGAATATCGACGACGGTGAACTAATCGCGCCAGCAAAGTATGACGGTGAGTTACGGACCTTAGAGGACCTAGACGCGTACTACGAAGCTACGAGCAGCGAGGTAGAATAATGGGTAAGCCTTATTATCTTAGGACTGGCACAGGCGATTTTAACTACGTCAATCACAGACTAAACGACGATAGTTACGTTTGTGCCGGTCCAGGGTATGAGCGCAAGGGTATCAATACTTGTATCCATACCCGACGAGAGTGGAAGAAGTATTTTCCGGACCTGGTACGGTCGGGCAAACTTGAGCGAGTAACCGGAAAGGCGGCGGTCGCGTGGCGAAAAAGCCAACGATTAGAGAATCAGTAGTCGAAAGCTACCTAAGAAAACAGGTCATGCTAGCCGGGGGCCTTTGCTGGAAGTTTACCAGCCCAGGGACCAACGGCGTACCGGATCGCGTTTGCATTATGAACGGCAATATCGTTTTCGTTGAATTAAAACGGCCAGGCGGTAAGCCTAGGGCCGATCAGATCGCTATTCATAAACTTATGGCCATTAGGGGCGTAGCGACGCTTGTGATCGACAGTAAGCAACAGGTCGACGAGTTGGTCGCTATGATGAAGAAGAACCAAGGGACCGGTGGCTGGTGATCCATTTTAAAAAGTAGAGAGGACGTGTTTCACGTGGAACAAGAGATCAAGAAGTTAACCAAGGCCGTCGACAAACTGGCCAGGGAATTGAAACGGTACAATGATACCAAGAACACAGGGCCAGCCGGTGAGCCTGGTAGTCTGCCAGACGTCAAGGTAAGTCTAGGCCAGCGTAATGAGGGACGGACATTCGCAAACATGCTAGCTAGGGCCATGAGCCAGGACGCAGATGAACAAGTACGCGAAAAAATGGAAGAGATCGCGGCGGCACTGAAAGCCGAGCAAGTTAAAAAATATCGCAGCAGAGGGGGACGAAGCTAATGGAAAAAGGACTTAAAAGATACCCGAACCAGATACCGACACGTATGGCAATGACCGAAAAACCCGTGCCGATCCAAAAGAACCCGGAAAGTTGGGACCGTGCCTATGCTGAAATTAAAGTACGGCCGGAGGTAAAAGAAAAACTTTGGGAGGGCACGGACAGGGACCTACTTAAGCAGCAGCTGGCCGTTGGTCTAGGGCTGCAGTTGATCGAAGCTTACGGCATAGAGGAAACCGTCGACGAAACCGACGGGCACTATATTTACACCGTGACCGCGCCGTTCGGGCCTTATGTTATGAAACACCACAACTACAAACAAGGAGGGTTTTAAAATGATAAATTTCAAAGTAACCGGCGTCGATATTCAAGCCGACGTAAACCAGGACGACTTCACAAGCGTCATACTTCACACCTTAGTCACAAGCGACAAGAAACGGGGGTCCGCCGAGGAATTAGAGCAGATCGCTAGGGCAGTCGGTACGCTATGCCATACTGACCTGGAACCCGGGTACGAGGTAAACCGGGCGCCTTTGGGTCACACGGTCGAAGAGGTCAACAGTACGATAAGCTACGCTGAAAGCGCAGTGTATGACAGTGTTATGTTAGAACTTAAAAATGCAGCCCTTAAAGGTGTAGCGCCTATCCAAGCCATTAAGAACTTAGGCGGCATTGAGAGCGAGGGCGTTCTGCTGGCGGTACGTGACTGGCTTAACGAGGTGACGCAATGATAATCGCAACCTTTAAACCAGACGGCTTTTGGGTCAAGGGTCATGCAGAATACGCAGAGATCGGTAGCGATATCGTTTGCGCTGCCGTGTCGTCCCTGGTTACTCACACCGTTCGGCTCATGGCGCAACAAGGGTACCAATACGAACTCACAGAGGACGTCACAGGCCTTGCAGCCGTTAAGGTATTAGTTACACCGTTTGGGGCTTTAAACGTCATGAGCGCGCTCATGGATAGCCTAAACGACATTGCAGCTCAGTACCCGGAAAATATCGAGGTCCACGACTTTACGAGAAAAGAGGAAGACAATGAATAAGATCACGTATGCCACTTGCCAGAAGTGTGGCAAAGCTGCAGAATTTGAGGTAAGCCGCGGCCACGCCGTCGTCAAAGCGACGAACGAACCGGCAGACTATCAAAGTACCGAGTGCCCAGAGTGTGGCTATATAACTGTATTCACTGCCACCACTGCCCGGCTTAAACATCAGCTGGCGAAGCAAGGCGCGGCGCGGAAACAAAGCCGCGGTAAGCGTAGACTAGCTGATACGATACTCGCAGAGTTGACCGTCGTTTCGTCGTTATTAGAGGATCAACTAAACAAAGAAAAGAGGGAAAACAATGATTTATAGATTTATGTATCAAAACCCACCTAAAGCCACACGCCATGCTAGTATGGCCGTTGCGGTAACGCCTAAAGACCTATCGATCACCGCGAGAGCTGCTTATCGGGCGAAGTACGGTACGGACATGGTAGCCGACGGCTATAGTTTCTTTGCTCATAGCGCTGAATCGGGCGACGTATACGCTGGCGATCCGGGTACCGACGCAGACGGTGGGGTCAAAGGTCCGAAGCCGTCGATCCTAGACCTTATAGCGCCGGCATACAGCAAAAAAGTTGATTATGACCCAAAGAGTGATACAGTTACTTTTCACGGTGGCAGTGATGAAGAAAGTAGGGCTAAGGAAATCATAAGCGAAGTGTTTGAGGATATCGACAGACCGGATCGCTACCTACAGGGTGAGATCGACTTGATCGACGCTGCTTACTTGCTTTTTCCCTGGGATCAGTTTAAAGGGTTTATGAAAATAACGATCATGAGATATACGCTACGGTACGAGCACAAGGGCTGGCTTAAGGACCTGGACAAGATCACGGTCTACACGCGACGGCTCAAAGAACTGGAAGTTAAGAACAAAGAACGGGAGGATCGCAATAATGAAAAGTAAACCAATGATTTTAGCAGCTGCAGCTTTGAAGACCGTCGTACTATTTACGATCGGCGCTGGGACGGTGGGCATGTATGAAATGGTACAGCACAGGGACGTCTTGGTTATCTTACTAACGATCGGCGTGGTGGCAACGGGCCTTATTTACCTGGTGGAAGTATCCGGGGCGATCGACAAGTCCAAGCCTATCCGGCAGCTTTACGACGTCTACGATCGGGACGGCCGAAAATATACGTACCTGGCCAGCAGCAAAGAGGAAGCAGCCGACGAGTTCCTAAAAAAGAACCCTTGGGCTGGGATCACTAAGGTCGAGCGAGGTGTCGAAGTATGAACCAGTACAAAGTAAACTACGTAGACTGGAAAGGCCGCGTTACTTGCATGTACGTCTTTGCTGATACTGAAATGGAAGCACGGGCGCAAGGAATGGTAGGGCAAGGCGTGTTTAAAATAATCAATGTGGAGGTAGTGAAATGAGAACCTGGGACTATTGTGTTACCTATATCGACATGCTAGGCGAACGGACCAAGGCGATCGTAGCGGCCAGCAGTGCCAGAGAAGCAGAACTAGAAATCATTACGGAATGTTACCCACAAGAAATCATACACACGGAGGTAGTGAAATGATTAAAGTAGTTTTCAACATGGCCAGCGGTCAGAAATTAACCGGAGATATGGACGAAGAACAGTATCAAGCACTTATTCAGGCAGCCATAGAGGAACCCGTTATCGAGATCAGGGGCGACGGTAAGCGTGTCGTCATATTTACAAAATACATCGAAAGCATTACAAGGGGGTAGTGAAATGAGCACACTGTTAAGTCACGCAAAAGAAGAATTGAAACGATACAACAATGGCCTATACGGCGACATGTTAAGCGAAGCAATTTACGAGATCGTCGAGGTATTCGCAAAGCAAGGTCATAGCGGTTTTAGCGCAGCAATGGCAGCCGAAGCAGCTGGGCGCTTGATGAACTTTAAACCTTTGACACCATTGACCGGGGAAGACGACGAGTGGAAAGAGCTGGACTACCTAGGCGGCCATGCACGCTGGCAGAACAAGCGCCACACTTCACTATTCAAGGACGAAGATGGTTTTTGCTACGACCTTGACGCCGTAACCTTTGAAGACGTAGACGAGCCTGGTAACTTCTTCACTAATGGCGACCTGGTACGTCGTTACCACCGAGGTATTCCGCGGATCAAGTTCCCTTACATGCCAGCAGATAAGCCCGTAGTGTGCAAGATCAAAGAACTTAACGACGGTACGCGTGTGATCGTCGACTATGGGGCTGGGCGCAGATGAAGTTCGTCCCACACGACTACCAACAGACCGCGCTTGACTTCATGATGAGCCACAACCGGGCGCTCATTATCCAAGACATGGGACTAGGTAAAACTGTGACCAGCCTTACCGCTATCAAGAAATCAATGTTTCCCACAGACGGCAGTGAGCCACGCTATCGTCGTCCGCTTATCATTGCGCCTAAGATCGTATCGGAAAACACCTGGGCTAACGAGTTAGCGAAATGGGATCACTTGAAGACGCTCAAATATATTGAACTGGACGCCACACGGGTCGACCAGCGGATAGAACAATTTGACAGAATCGACGACGGCGTCCTAACGATCATGAGCGAAAGCAAAATACAGTGGCTTATTGACACGCTTAACGACGTGACCCAAGACCGTGAATGGCCTTGGGATTGCGTCTATATCGACGAGATCAGTATTTTCAAAAGCCCAAAGAGCCAGCGCTTTAAGAACCTTAAGAAGAAGCTGCAGAACCGTTGCGACTACGTCTATGGTTTAACTGGTACGCCAGCGCCGAATGACCTGGCCGACCTTTGGGCGATCATGCTACTAATTGACCGCGGCGCCAGACTAGGTGATACCCGTAAGTATTTCAACAAGACTTACTGCAAAGGGATCACGGTGAAAGTCAACGGTGGGGACCAGGAGATCACGAACTACAAAGTGGCCGACGAAGCCTACGACCGGGTACTAGAAGATATCAGCGACATATGTATAGCCATGAGCGCCAAGGATCACCTGGACGATAACCCAGAGATCGAACTACACAAGCACGAAGTCAAGCTGCCTAAGAAGACGCTGGACTTGATCGACGAGCTGACGGTTAAGCGTGTCCTGGAACTCGCTGGACGAGAAAGCAGCCACAAGGTCGAACGTATTGAGCGACGGATCGAAAAGTACCAGGCAAGCGGATCGTTAGCAAAGCAGCGACGTATTCCTAAGCTTAGACAAAAGGCCCAACGGATCAAAGACGCCGAGGGCAGCGGTGATATTGTGTTACGTGCCAGCCATGTATTTAGTCTGATATCCATAGGCCGCCAGATTGCCGGGGGCGCCGTTTACGAGGGCGTACCGGAAACCGACGACGAGGACCTTATCGCAGAGTTTTACAAGAACCGACGTGTCATAGAAGACAATGATACAAAGCTTGCTAAAGTCCAGGAGATCGTCGACGGGGTCAATGACAACGTACTTATCTTTTATCACTATAAACACGAAGCAGATCGGATCAAGTCGCTTTACCCAGACGCTAAGGTCCTTAACACAGCGAACGCTAGACGAGTGATACCAGAGTGGAACCGAAAGAGGATACGCGTGTTACTGGCGAACCCGGCGAGTACAAAGTTTGGCTTGAATATGCAAGACGGCGGCCACACGATCATATGGTACGGCTTAGACTATTCATTTGAGAAGTACGTCCAATCGAACGCCAGACTGGCACGTCAAGGACAGAAGAACAAGGTCGACGTCCACTTGCTACTCGCAGCCGACACGATCGACAGAGATATCGAAGCGGCCATAGTTTCTAAGTCGTCGATAAACGATTTTGTATACGATAGCCTAAGCGCCAGCAAAGAAGCACGGGCAGAAGTCCAGCGCGCAGCTACGGATCGGATCGGCAAGGCAACCCAGCGTGCTACGGGTCGTCGTGTTATCGTGCAATAACCCAGAAAGTCAGTAATGGTCAAGAAAGCTAGTAACCTACCTAGTATACCACCTAGTACACCGCAAAACGTTATCGTACCAGTGCTTTTAACTAGGTACTACTAGGTCATACTAGCTTTATATAACTTTTAAATTAGGGGTATAGTATGCTATTAGGCATAACAGTATATTAGAATTACAGAATAGTTTAAAAAACCTCGTAATACCTAGTAACCTCGTAACCAGCCCGGTATGACAACGTTTCGGCGGTATACGAGCCTGAAACGACCTCGTAACCTCGTATACCTTTTTAGCGTAATGTTCGTGTTTTGCCGTGTTTGCCGTGTTAAAAAAATTAATGTTCGTGTTACCCGGGTTACAACACGGCAAGTAACGCTAAAAACGCGCGTCGACCCGGGTTAAGATCAAGGAGGACAAAGTCAGTGGCATTCAGTGAACAATTTGTTTTATCAGACGAGTATATCAACGGGCTACGCGTCCGTGTTACCGTGCAAGACACGGACACCGACACGCTTAGTTTTGTGTTTGACGGCGGCGAGTTTAATATCAAGCGCGTCGTAATTACGGATCAGTGGGTCAAAATTGAAACAGTTGACCGCGGTACCTATCGGTACGCGACCGACAGCGTCCGGGAACTATGGACCCACGACATTATAGAAGTAGAGGAGATCGAAAACAATGAGAATTAATATCAACGCAGATCATGAACCGGCAGCGCCAGCAACCAGAGATCAGAAGATCGAAAAGATTTTCATGGTACGAAAAGGCATAATAGCGTATAATGTTAGACACCTAAGATATAGCTATCGTATGAGCCGTGACGACGTTGCGGCAAGGTGTGGGTTATCGGCCCACTCAATCGTCCAGGCAGAGCGTGAGGACGTCGACGTTAAGCTTACGACGCTGATTAGGATAGCCGAGGGTTTTGGTATTACATTAGAGAAATTAATAGGGGGACGGATAAAATGAACGACAACGATTTAAGACGCCTAGCTGCCTTGATTGCAAAGCCAGTCAAGGAACAAGGTGCAACGCCAGCGAACGCGGCCTATATTGTACGGCCAGCCATGACTAAGTTCGACGTAGCATTCCGAGCGATCGGAATTGCCATGACACCACAAGAGAAAGAACGGGTCGTCGAACTCGTAATTAATAAGCTGGGCTAGCGCCTGGCTTTTTTTGTGGTATTATAGAGCCATACAGAAACGAAAGGAGAACAGGCTCATGAGCAGCGAGAAATTAAACCACTTAGACCGCGACGCTTTCTATGCCGAGCGGATACAGCCAAAGCTTGCCAAGATCGAACGACTGGCACGTCGCGGCAAAAGTAAACAAGAGATCGCAGCCCGGATCGGGGTAGGCTATGGGACACTAATGGCCCACGCCAGAGATCGGACCGAGTTAAACGAAGCACTAATCAGTGGCTACCGGGCAGCCGGGGACAAGGTAGTCAAGTCACTACTGCAGACAGCCATAGGCTACACAGTCAAAGAGCAAACGACGATATACGACGACGAGAATAACGTGGTAGAAACACGGGTCAAAGAAAGATACATACCGCCGCTACACGGGGCACAGGTCCGCTTCTTGAAAATGATCGGTGAGTTTGACACGGTCGACGAAAAGCTCAAAGCAGCACAGATCAGAAACACAACGGCCGAAGCACGGATCAAAGAAGACGTATTGAATGGCGGCGGCAAAGACCTACCACCTATTATGCAATGGCTAGGAAAACGTACACTGGGGGTCGAAGACAATGACGGCGACGAGTGACGAAAAGGTCCTAAGCCCAAAGCAGCTGGAAAACATTTACCAACCCTTAGACAAGATACGCTTTGAGTTAAACGAGGGGACGCCGAGATCGGGCAAGACCAGCAGCGACACGATCAAAATGAGCCTTTTCTATTTGCAGACCCAGGACCCTAGCCACCTGGTACTGGCATACTCACAAGAACAGGCCTACCGTATGTTTTTCGACGACGGTGAGGGTTTCGGCTTGGTCCATTTACTAGGTCCCGATATTTGTCAGATGAAACATGACGACCACGGGGATCATTTGCAGATCACGCAGCCAGACACCGGTCGTAAGATCAAGGTCTATTACAAAGGCGGCGGCAAGGTCAACGCAGTTGGCGCGATCACAGGTTTAACCCTGGGCAGCGTCGTATTCCTTGAATACAACCTATTGCACAAAGACGTCATTGCCGAATGTTTCCGACGGACGTCGATTGCAAAGAACCGCTACCACCTGGCCGAACAGAACCCACCAGCGCCGAACCACCCGAACCTTAAGCTATTCAAACAGTTTGAGGACAACGGCAGCTTTTTATTTAGACACTGGCGGCCACACGATAACCCAGGGTTCACACAAGAACGCCTGGACGAACTTTACAACGAACGCAAAAACATACCGTACTTGCTGAACCGTGACTGGTACGGCAACCGAGTGCTACCAGAGGGCGTAATCTATGGCCAGCTGGACGTAACCGGGGACGAACCAGCCCACCGTATCGACAAGATACCAGCGACCCAGAAATACGTCGAAACGATCATCACAGCCGACGGTGGTACCAGTGACGCGACGACCGCGTCGATCAATCAGATATGGTTTGAGAGCGGCCAGTTTTACTACTATCGGATCGCAAACTACTATCACAGTAACGCCGACACGGGCGACAGTAAGGCCATGAGTGACTATGCCAAAGAGATACAGCAGTTCATTTATGACGTGGCCACCGTCGACCCGAGGGTATTGCATTACAACCATTTCTATATCGACCCGGCTTGTAAGGCGTTGCGCCTGGAACTGCAGAAGCTAGGTGTCGAACGTATTTCACGGGCCGACAATAACGGCAAGGACAAAGCCAAGGGTAGCACAGGACAAAATAGCAAGGTCAAGGTCGGGATCGAGTACGGCCAGGTCATTCTTGCAAATAAACGCTTTGCCCTTGTAGACGAAATGCCCGACAAGCTGCTAAAATACGGGCATGGGCCATTCTTACAAGAAGCCGGCCTTTACGTGTACAATGACAAGACAGGCGACCCAGCAGACAAGAACAACCATGCCATGGACGAGTTTCGTTACATGAACAACTATTTCTACAAGCAGTACCTACGCCTGGAACTAGGGCTATAAAGGGGGTTTATTATGTTCGACAAGATCAAGGGCGCCATTGGACGCGCCAAAAACTATATAGGGGGTATTTTCGGAATGAAAGAGCCATTAAATTTAACAACGGTCACGGACCACCCAAAAATCAAGCTGGCGCCGAGTGAACTAATTCGGGTCAGTGAAAACAAAGAGTTTTTTAAAAATATCCATGACGACGTCGTTTACTACGACAGCAATAACGACATGTGTACGCGGCCATACAACGCCGTTAACCTAAGTAAGACCGTGAGCCGTAAGCTGGCCAAGCTGGTATTTAACGAGGGTTTCAACGCCGAACTAAGTACTGAAGACGCGCAAGAGTTTATCGACAGTATCCTCGAAGCCAACCGGTTTAACCAGGTATTCGGCGAGGAATTAGAGGGCGGCTATGCAATCAGTGGCCTGGCGATCGTGCCCGTCTTTGACGACATGGCCCGGACAATCAAGTTCGTATACTGCAGCGCGGACAACTTTATACCATTGGACGGCAATACGAACCTGGTACGATCAGCAGCGATCCTTAACCACTACAGGGACGTCAAAGACGGCGAGATCGTCTACTATACCCTCTTTGCTTTCCATGAGCCGTATGGCGTCGTAGGGTCCTTAAACCAGCAAGGCGAACCGGAATATGGTTACGCGATCCACCATGAGCTATATGAATCTAAGGACCCAAACACCGTCGGCAAACAAGTCAGTCTTAAGGCTTGTGAAGAAACAGCCCACCTACAGGACCAGGTTCTTATGCCAGGTCGTGGTAAGCCGCTATTCGTTTATATTAAGCTTGCCGGTAAGAACAACGTTAACTATGGCAGCCCGTTAGGCCTTGGGGTCATTGACAACGCCAAGCGCCAGCTTATTAATTTTAACGACAAGTACGACTTGTATATGAACGAGATCGACACGGCAACCCGGCAGCTAGTGGCGTCCAGCGAATTTTTTGAAACTCGCTACGACCCGAACGGCCAGCCGCGCCGAGTGTTTAACCCAAGAACGCAGATATGGCAAAGGCTACAAACAGAGGACCCAATTATCCAGGACTTCACGCCAGCGATCCGGGCAACCGAGTATATCGAGAGCCTTAACTTTATCCTACGGATCATTGAGCAAAGCACAGGCTTTTCTAGTGGGACATTCAGCTTTGACGGCCAGAGCGTTAAGACAGCGACCGAGGTTATCAGCGAGAACACGGACACGTATCAAACACGGGCGGACAACGTGCTTATCGTGGCGACAGCCTTGGGCGACCTATTGGAAAACTGCCTATACCTGGGCCAATACTACGACGTCTATAATGGACGGATCGACGTAGATATCGTGATCGACTTTGACGACGGTGTATTCACGTCCAAAGCAGAGCGCCAAAACTACGCCGTAGCTGGGAAGTCTGCTGGCCTACTATCGGTACGGACCGCCATGAAACGCGCATTCGGCTGGGACGACGACCAAGCACAAGCCGAGTACGACAAGATACAAGAGGAGAAGACGGCCAGCACGCCGTCAGCATTCCAGCAGTACAGCGAGCAGCTACAGTACGGGCCTAGTGAAATACCAGGGGCCAGTGACGACGAAGACCTGGAAGACGAAGACGCTGGCAACGCGATCATAACCGAAGAAACTCGACGGGGCAACCGGGCAGCAGCGCGGAACCAATAGCAAAGTAGGGAGTGTTTCACGTGGAACAATTAGACTTTTATGGCGCCAAGGTACAAGAGTTATACCAGTACCTTGAAGCGTCACTGTTTGAAATAATCTGCCGCAATCTACGACGGCAGCTGGAAAAGCTAGGACCCGATAGCGAGTTATCCATACCAGCGTGGCAGATCGACGCGCTGGCAGATATCGGTCAGTTAAACGAGGACGCAATCGCTAAGATTGCCGAGGTATCCGGACTAACGCCGGACGTCGTACGCCAGGCGGTCTACAGCGTCGGGTATGACACGATCAAAGAGGTCGACGACCGACTAACCTACCGAGAGCGTCCACCAATACCAGCGGCCCTACAGCAGCGCCTAGACGCCTTAGTAAACCAGGCAGTCCTTAACCTTGATAACTTGATTAATCAAACGCTGCTAACGTCTAACGGCGTCGTCGGGGTTTACCAGGATATCATAAGCCGCGCTGCTGCCGAAGCGTCAATAGGTTTAACCACGTTAGACCAGGCGGTCAGTCGGACCGTAAACGAATGGCTAGAAAAAGGCATTCAGTCGGGCTTTGTCGATAAGGGCGGCCGTACGTGGTCGATTGAGAACTACGCCAAGACGGCCATTAATTCAACGATCAACAACGCGTACCGGCAAGGGACCCAGGACCGTATGGCCGACTATGGGCTTTATACCATATTAATCGGCTCACACCCACAAGCCCGGCCAGCGTGTTCGTTGATCCAGGGCCACGTTGTCGACCTAAGACCTATGGCAGCACTGCCACCTGGCTGGAAGTACAAGTCAATCTATGACCCGGTGTGGAACGCTCACTACAAGGAACCAGGGGGCCACGCTGGCGTTAACTGCCACCACCCACACCTTGTTTTCGATCCGGAATACATGACCAATAACATGACCCAATACAACCCGGAAGAAGCCCGGAGAGCCGACGAGATCGAAGCCGGACGCAAGGCCATTGCTAACCGTATCCGGAAGTCCAAAAAGAAACTAATGGCCTACGAAGCGCTGGGCGATCCAGCAAAAACGGGCTATTATAAGAAATTGCTTAACAAACAGCGTAATGCTATGGTACAATACGTTAAGGACAACGATTTAAAACGTGAGTACTCACTAGAACGGGTAATCACGCCAGAATCAGACGTCTAACTCTAACGGCGGTCGTAACGTCGATAGGCTATAAGCCAATAACGACAGGAGGAAGAAAATGAACAGAGAAGCACTGAAAGCACTTGGTTTGAATGATGAACAGGTCGACGCAGTCATGGCAGCACACGGACAGGCAACCGGTACTTTGACCCAGCAAGTCGCAGAATTAACCACGGAACGCGACAACTTGCAGACCCAGGTTACTAACTACGGCACGCAGATCGAAGAACTGAAAACAACGTCCGGCGAAGAACTGACCAGCAAGATCGAAGAGATCAAACAAGCCCAAGCTGCAAAGTTGGCAGAAAACGAGCAAGCTATGGCAGAGTTGAAAAAAGGCTACGAGGTACGCCTTGCTTTACAAGCGGCCGGCGCGCGTAACGCTAAGGCAGTCGAAGCTTTACTGGACCGCTCGATCATTAAGGTCGAAGACGGTAAAGTAGTCGGGATCAACGAGCAGATCGAAAACTTGAAAAACGGTGAGGACACCAGTTTTCTATTTCAAGAAGCCCAAGCGACCCAACCAGCTAAGCCAGCTATTACGTTTTCTAGCAACTCTAGTGACCCGGCGGTAGTCACAGAAACTGACCCGTTCGAGGCCATGTTTAAAAGCATAGAAAATGGAGAGTGAAAAAGATGAAAAATGTTTCTAAAGCCAACATGCAGCGCGGTATGGCAATGCAGTTGCAACGATTTGCGACGTACACAACGCCTACCACGCCAGGTAGTAACAAAGCTAGCAACACTACAGGGGTCGTAGGATCGATCGGCGTTTATCGTCCGCAATTTGTCCGCGCCTTGTCGTTATTATTCCAAAAACGTTCTTACTTTGCTAACTTCTTTGACGGAGGGATCGCAACCCAGGACGATATCGCGGAAAACGACACAGTCTTTACGTTGAAGATTAACCAGCAGCCAGTGGTAGCTAAACGCTACGACGTGGACCCTAACGTAGCCTTTGGCACAGGGACCGCTAATTCTACTCGTTTTGGCGAACGTATGGAAATTGTCTACAAAAATGTAGCCGTACCGTACACTTGGGACTATGGCTGGCATGAGGGTATCGACCGTGCTACTGTTAACATGGACGAAGCTACAGCGATCGCAGATCGTATCAAGGCACAAGCAGAATTTAAAATGAGCGAATTTAACAAAGCTCACGGAAAATTCATTTCTGACAATGCTACAGCGTTGACTAACTCGACCGTGGCTGGGGCTAACCCAACGCAAGCCGAAGTTGTCGCAGCGTTTAACGAAGCCTTTGAGTTATTCACTAACTTAGAAGCGATCGGAACTAAACGCGCTTATGTAACGCCGGAAGTTTGGAACTTGATTGTAGACAGTGGCCTAGCAGTTAACGACGCGAAAGCAGCTGGCGTGAACGTGGCAACTAACTATATTTACTCTTTCAAAGAGTTCATTTTAGAGTTGACACCTAAGTCTGCAATGGGCGGCGCTAACGACTTAGTTTACTTCACGATTGACCGCGCGGCTTTGGCCTTTACAGGCGTCGCTACAGCGCGTACGATCGAATCGGAAGACTTTGACGGTAAAGCATTCCAAGGCCGTGGCCGTGCCGGTGAGTACATTCTTGACGATAACAAACAAGTCGTTAAGAAATTAGTGGCTACACCCTAATGTGCCCGTACAAAGCGTTACACCTAGCCAGCAAACGTTGACCATGAAAGTAGGCGACGCTGCCAAAGCCGTGAGCTTCACGGTAGCGCCGTCGACGGCAACGAACAAAGGGCTAGACTATACTATCGACACCGCGATCGCAACGTACGTCGACGGTAAGGTAACGCCAGTCGCAGAGGGTACTACGGACTTAGTAGCAACCGCTAAAGACGGATCGGGCAAAACTGGAAAAATTGCGATTACAATTAACCCGGCGGACGCTGGATAATTAACAACCTTAAGGGCTGGGGCTTAGGTCCTAGCCCTTAATTTTTTAGAAAGGCGGCGAGTATATGGCTTACTTAACGTTTCAAGAGTACCAGAGTTACGGCGGATCACTTGAAGAAGCCGAGTTTCAAAAATTGCTACCAAAGGCTGCCGACGCGATCAATAACCTAACACTGGACTTTTATGAGGACCCGTTAGTATTGGAAGCCGACATTTTGACGCCACAGTATGGCCGCAGAGCCGTTCGGTTTAAAAAGGCGATAACTTACCAGATCGAGTACTACAGCTTCTTAGGCACGACGTCAGTGGCCCAGATGAACGCTACGCCGTCGTCGCAGAGTATCGGCGGCACAAGCGTAAGCTATGGCGATCAAGTACGCGACGCGTCCGGGAACGTTTCACGGTACGCGGCCGAGGTTATCGAAGTCTTAGAGCCGACCGGTTTACTGTATCGGGGGGTAGGCCTATGCAGACGCTACAGGTAGACCCACGCTGGCTTGTCGATAGTTTTATCTTTGAGAAATACGCTGGGGCCGACGGATATGGTGGCGTCAAGTTTGAGAACCCTATTACAGTTGATAATTGTCGTATCGACTACAAGAAAAGTTATGAACGAAACTCGAACGAAGTTGTAAAGATCGGCGACGGTACTATCTTCTGTTATGGCAAGTACACGACAGGCGCAGCCTTGACGGACCTGGTAGAAAAATCAAAGGTCACAATCGACGGAAAACCTTACACCATTAAACAGGTGGCCATTTTCAAGGAAGTCATGAGCAGCGATATTTTCAGCGTTGAGTTGGTGATCCTATGAAAAGCTATATCACTATTAAGTCAGACCTTAGTGGCATTAAGAAGAAATATTCAGCGGCTAACCTTAAGCGAGTTCAAGACGCTTTTGGCGAACAGGTCGCGAACGATATGTTCCCTTTTGTCCCAAAGGCACAGACGAAAAACCTAAGCAAGGGGCGTTACAACCCAGGTACCGGATCAGTCGACTATAATGTACCGTATGCCCGTAGACAGTTCCGCGGCGGCAATGGCTGGCACTACACGACGCCAGGCACAGGACCACGCTGGGACCTTAAGGCAAAAGCACGGCACGGTAAGTCGTGGCGAAAATTTGTAGCTGGGAAACTAACCTAGCTAGGGGGTAAGAAAATGCTAGACTTATTGGAACGATTGAAAGATAATATAAGAGGGTTAGGCCTTGAAATCGTGCAAAACATAAACACAGAGGACGACAGTATAGCCATTGCGGCATTGCCAGGTGGCCGAGTTATCCAAGAATACTATGGCGGCATGAAAGACAAGGAACTAAACTACGAAATCAGGGGCAAGACCAAAGACCCTAAGAAGACAGAGGAAGAACTAACGCAGATCAGCGATCACCTAACGGACTTACAAGCCTTACCGTCATTGAACGGCAGCTACGAGTTTATCGGTGTAACGGTCAGCGACGAGCCTTACTTTATCGAAGCAGACGACCAGGCATTTTTCCACTTTGCGCTTGGGTTTTCGGTCCGTGTCACTGTATTTTAATTTAGGAGAGTGAAAAACGTGAAAGACATCAAACTTTTTTCTATGAACTTGCAGCGCTTTGCACGTGCTAAGAACGCTTTGCGTGGTCACTTTATCGCAGAGTATACGCCGGGCGAAGACATGCCAGACGTAGCAGACGGTACGAAGTGGCTAGAGCTTGCAAAATGGATCAGCAACATTGACGACGATACAGACGAAGAAACTGACGACACCGGTTTCTATGACGGCGACGGTACACCAGAAACGACAGTCGTATCCGTAGCGATCGGCTATTCAGTCGAGGGGTTCTATGATAGCCAAGACCCAGCGCAGCAACTCATTAAGAGCAAAAAGCGCAAAGTCGGCGACGGCCGTAAAGTCTGGCATATGGTAGTGGACGCAGATCAAGTCAATATGTGGATCGGTCGCGCTACAGTAACCGATATCGTAGCCGGTGGCGGCGACGCTACAGAATTTGAAGCATTTAGCTGCAGTATTCGCTTTGATAGCATTCCAAGCGAACTAGCGGCCGCTGGGGTAGGCGTACCGGCTAACATTAACGGCAGCACGGACGTAGTACCTACAGCCGTTACCATTTCTGGGGCAGCACCTACAATCAAAGTAGGGGCTACAGTAGAGTTAGGCACACGCTTAGGCTTTACACCGACTACAGCTACGGTACGTACCGGGTCATGGGCTACCACTGATAAAACAGTGGCTACTGTGAACCAGGCCGGACTTGTAACTGGCTTGAAAGTCGGAACAGCGACGATCGTATTCGTAACAACGAACGGCCTAGTGGCCCAAGTTGTCGTAACCGTCGAAGCAGCATAAAAAACGAATTAACGGGCTGGGGCTTTGGCCCTGGTCCGTTTTTTGTAAAGCTAGTATGCCGGCTCGTCTACCACCTAGTACACCGTGAAACGTTGACAGACCGGGCTTGTTACTAGGTGTTACTAGGTCATACTAGCTTTATATAAGATTTAATTTAGGTATAGTGGTCCTAGGGGTACCCTACACTATATTAGTATTGTATAATAGTTTAAAAGCGCTCGTAGTACCTAGTAACCTCGTAACTAGACCGGTACGACAGCCTTTTGAGGTATACGAGCCAAAAATGGACCTCGTACCTCGTACACCATAAGGAGGAATTTAACATGAGTAACCGTAAAAACCGTAGAAAATTTAACACAGTACAAGGCAACCAAAAACCAAGAACGACTGACCTAGGGCTTGAAGATATCAAGATCGAACGATCCGGCTTTGATATCAGTATCGGCGGAGTTATGTTTTTCTTTGACACCAGCGAGGGCCATATCCGCGAATACATGGAACTACAAGAAGACCCAGACGCGTTCGTACAAAAGGTACTAGACAAGTCACAAAGCACGCAGTTCGACCCGGAAAACCTAGACCTTGAAACGTTCGATACTGTTATCGACGATCAAAAAGAAGCGCTAAAAATTGCGATCGACACGATCCTAGGCGCTGGATCATTCGATCGACTATACAGCAAGTGGCCAGACGTTTTGGCAATTTCTAAGATCATGACGACCGTAACTGAAACAGCGAACCGAGGGCTAGAAGCATGGTCTGCTAAACAACAGAAAGAAGCAGACAAAATGGCAGCCGAAGCCTTGATAGCTAAGAAGAAAAACCGGGGCGAGTAGGCCATGGCATTTTCTATCTATAAGAAATGCAGCAGCTACGTTCACTACCAAGGCGAAGAAATACGGATCGATATGGCGTTCGATAACGTCCTATCGGTCCGGGACATTTTGGCCGACACTTCCTGGACTGAGCGGCAGCAGATAACTATGGCATTCGCGTACCTGGTGGCCGACGAAAAACTGGCAACGGCCGAACTATCATACGAGTACAAGCAAGGGCTTGTCGACGTAGTGGTTAAGGACTTGATCGGTGAGGAGGTCAACGAGAAAGTCATAGAGTACGACCGAGCCGGTAACCCAATGCCTGGCCAGTTGTCGGACCTGGAAGACGATAGCGACGCGATCCAGCAAGGGTCGTATAGTATTGACCTGGACGCGACCTATATTTATACGGGTTTCAGACAGGCCTACGGGATCGACCTACACCAAGAACTGGGCAAGCTACACTGGCAAGAGTTTCAAGCGCTGCTAAGGGACCTACCAGAAAATACTATGTTCGGCGAGATCGTTAAAATACGCGGTACGGACCTAAGCAAGATCAAGGACCCGGATGAGCGGAAACGACTAACGTCGCTTAAGAACAAGTACCGGCTGCCTAACACTCAAAATAAACCGAAAGAATAGGGCGTGATTAAATGGCCGCGGACGGAAAAGTAAGTATCGAGGTAGTACTCGAAGACGGTTCCGTGGCAAAGGGTATCGCCGATTTAACTGACCAATTTGACCGGTTAGGACAAGCGCCACAGAAAGCGAACGTCGGCATAGGTTCGCTTATAAAATCTTTTGGGCTTATGAAAATCGCTGGCGCAGCGATCGACGCGATCAAGGGGTCCCTTGACAGCGCGATAAGCCGATTTGACACTATGCAGAAGTTCCCTAAAGTTATGAACGCTTTGGGTTTCAGCGCCGAAGATAGTAAGAAGTCGATCGGCAAGTTATCCGACGGGATCGACGGGTTGCCTACGAAGCTAGACGACGTCGTAGCCAGCACGCAACAAATGACCGCGATCACGGGGGACTTAGATCGATCGACCGATACTGTTATCGGTTTGAATAACGCCTTTCTAGCGTCCGGGGCCAGCGCAGACGACGCAGCCCGGGGGACGCAACAGTTTAACCAAATGCTATCGACTGGTACCGTCGACCTAGAAAGCTGGAAGACGTTACAAGAAACCATGCCGCTAGCTTTGCAAAAGACCGCCGAAGCTATGGGGTATACCGGTAAGTCGGCGCAGCGTGACCTATATGCAGCGCTACAGTCCGGAGAAGTAACGTTCGAGGAATTTAACGACCAGATTATCAAACTAGGTACCGGTACAGGAATGCTTGCCGGGTTAGCAAAAGAGAATTCTATGGGGATCGCGACGTCATTCGGCAACCTACGCAACGCCGTAGCGAAAAACGTCGCTAACATGATAACCAAGCTTGACGAGATCACGCAGAAGCTCACCGGTAAGACGATCGCGCAAAATATCGACAGCCTTAAGGTATTGATTAATACTGCCATGGGGGCTATTGTTGACAGTATGGACTTGATCGTACCAGCTATCCAGCGCGTGTCGGCCTGGCTGCAGCCTTTGATTGCGTTTGTCCAGCAGAACGCCGAAGCATTTAGGCTTTTTGGTATCGTACTGGCTGGCGTGGCCGCTGCCTTTGCGACTTTCTTCACAGTAGTCGCGATCATTAACCAGGTAAAAGCAGCGATCGACGGACTTAAAGCTGGCTTTGATTTACTTAAGGTAACAATGGCCGCCAACCCGTTCGCTTTGATCGTGACCGCGATTATTGCGTTCGCAGCAGCGATCGTTTACCTATGGAACACGAACGAGGGCTTTAGAAACGCAGTGATAGCCGCGTGGACCGCGATACAAGCATTCATGCAGCCGATCATATCCGCCATAAGTTCGTTCGTTCAGAGCGTCTTTGGTAGCCTATTGTCATGGTGGCAAGAGAACCAGCAGCTTATCTTATCGACGGCTCAAATGGTTTGGGCTACGATCCAGGTAGTATTTTCTACAGCTATGGCCGTGATCCAGGGCGTCGTATCCGTGGCACTGACCGCGATACAGGCATGGTGGAACACTTTTGGTAGTGCTATAATGGCACTGACTAAGGTAGCCTGGGCAGCCATTAAGGCAACATTCCAGTCTACGCTTTCTACGATCCAGGCAGTCGTTAAGCTAGTCATGAACCAGATTCAGACTGTTATCAAGACAGTCATGGGCGTGATCCAGGGCGTGATTAAAGTTATCACTGGCGCCATTAAGGGCGATTGGTCCCAGGTATGGAACGGGATCAAACAGATCACAAGCTCAATTTTAAACGGGATCAAAGATACATTTTCAAATGTTCTAAGCGCGGCAGCGTCAATCGTATCCGGAAAAATCGACGCGATTAAAGGGTTCTTTAAGTCGATCGGCGACATTAACCTAGTTGATATCGGTAAGAATATCATTCAAGGGTTGATTAACGGGGTTTCCAGTATGATAGGTGCAGTTGGTAAAGCAATCGGCAACGTAGTTAACACGATCAAAGACAAAGTTACCGGGCTTTTGGGTATTCACTCGCCGTCTAGGTGGTTCCGTGACGAAATCGGGAAAATGATTCCGCCAGGCCTAGCAATCGGTATCGACCGAGCAAGCGACGTCGCAGTCGAAGCCGGTAAGGACTTAGGCAATACAGTCAAGCGATCAATTAACGCCGAGGGCATTATCGGAACGCCGACAACTCAAAACACGAGCCAAGCGTCCCGAATTATCAACAGAGCCAGCGACGCGCCAGTCGTACAAGGTGAAACGCTAGCCGGGTCCACGTTTGAGATTCCGGTCGTGATCCAAGGTGACGCTGGTGTATGGGCTAGGGGTACAGCTAAGTACACCTGGGCCGAGATCCAAAAAATGCAAAAACGCGACAGTCGTAAACGGGGGGTACTAATGACATGATGACAATAACCTATGGGGGCGTAGAGATTACGAAATACCTACGACCTTTACGAGAACTGGACCGAAAGATTTTACCAGAAATCGAATACCAGTTAGACAAAGTCGGCAAGTCGGACGGGTACCTGGTACGCGGCGGAAGTTTTGGCCAGCGTATTATACCAATGCCTTTTAAGATCACAGACAATTTACTGCAGAATCGACGAGAGTTGGCCCGGGTACTTAGTACCCGGGAACCACTGCAACTAATTTTTAGCGACGAGCCAGACAAATATTGGCTTGCTTTGCCTACGGGCGATATAAGCGTCGCTGAAATGGTTTTCCAGGGTAAGGGCCAGATCGATTGGATCGTACCTGACGGGGTAGCCCACGCTGTAACGCCGCGTATTTTTACGAACGTTACGACACCAACGGGGACCGCTAACCAGGTACTTGATCCAGAATTTCAAAACCGAATGAAATACTACAAGCCTTGGGCTTCATTGCTGCAAGAGGTATACAATACCCACAACGTCGTCAAAGGTGATTTTACCGACACTAACACGATCGCGGACAAAGGCGAGCCTAGGGTCCTAGGTATGCACGTCGTCCAGCAGCCGCTAAGTTCGGCCAGGAATATATCGTCGCTAGCCATTGGGTCCAAAGTTTCGGCCCAGGTCATGGCCAGGATCGATACAGCGGCCACAGGGGACACCACAGGCGCCAAAAGCGTCGCTTTGGTAGTCCAGGAACTAGAATACGCTGGCGGCCCGGTACTGGCTTACAAGGCCGTATATCCGACGTCGCTAAAAGTCGGCACGTTTCAAGCTTTGACAATCACAGGCTACACGATCACACAAGCAAAGACCAAAGCGCTAAACATGCTCATGCTTATCGGTGATACTGCAGCAGTTAGTTTCTCTATGCCGCAGTACAATCTAGGGGCAACGCTAGCGCCATTCAGTGTTACAAATAACACGTTGACCGACATGATAGCCGTAACTAACCCAGGGTCGTACCGTTCCTGGCCAATTATCCGGGCACTTATGAACGGTGAGAACGGACTAGTGGCAATCGCCAACGAAGACGAGGGGCTTTTGCAGTTCGGGAACCCAGACGATATCGACACCGCGCCAGGGGTCCGTACCGATAAAGTTATCAGCATACCTATGAGAAACAACGGCAGCAAGTTTGAGTTAAACAGCCCGAAAGCTAAGCCAGACTACCCTAACTTTTTACTAGACCCGTCAACGCCTAACAAGCCGGGTATCGGGGGCATTGACTGGAAAGCTAACCCGGAAGCGGCAACGCCTATATGGCCCGAAAATAAAGACGCCGTTTGGGCTGGTCCAACGCTATACACAGATATACCTAGAAATACGGCCAACCGTGCAGACGGGACTTTCTTATGGCGTAACCGGTTCGACTTCCAACCAACTAAAGCAACGTCGGGGCGCTTAACCTTTACGCTGCAAAACGAAACAGATGGTTCTGTATTGTCTGCAGTTATCCGGGATAGTACACGAAGTAAAGAAGAATTGATCGTCGAGTTTTCTTGCTTTGACCGAGTACAGCACAGAGTAAGCCTTGACCGGAAAAAATGGACTGGCCGCTTTTGGGAGGTTTCGATTGAACGTACCGGAGATATGCAAGTTACTTGGAAGTTTTCACAATTCAAGGCATTTAGCGGCGAGGGTATCGAAGCAGCACGATCCGAAGTTTTCCAGGCTACACTACCAGAAATAAGCGGCAAGGAGATCGACGGGCTTTGTTGCTGGTTTCAAAAGTGGGGCGACGACCCAACCAATAAATGGACGACGTTTATGGACTGGACTGATACCAAGTTCTACTGGACCAACGAAGAAGTAGCAACAAATATACCCAATCTATTCGACGACGGCGACCTTGTTGAAATTGACACGGCAGCCCGAAAAGTATACATTAATGGCATAGAGAATTTTCAAATCCAAGCTATCGGTAATAGGTGGGAACGGTTCGCAGTTGAGCCAGGAACGACTACCATGCTACCAATAGCGTCGACTTGGGCCAATATGTATGAGTGCCAAGTCGAATTGAGAGGGGCATATCTGTAATGGACTTTTATTTAACAGACCGAAGATTTAACCTTTTAGGCGTAGTTTCGACGAGTTCCGAAGCTACGCTGCAAATGGTTAACGAAACCGACACGCAAAGCATAGAGAACGCAGCCCGTGAGTTTGAGGGAACTATCTTATTCCCTACGCGACTATCAACTAAGATTAAGACGCTGGCAGCTTATGGCAATTATCTGCTATACAAGGACGAGCAAGGGAAATCAGTTTTCATGACGATCATGGAGATCGAACATGACCCGTTAAACGGCACACACTTTATACGTGCCGAAGACGCTGGCATGGACTTATTAAATGGCTACGTCGGACCTTACAAAGCAACCAAGGCAATGACATTCAAACAATACTTTGACGTTTTCGCCAAAGGTACCGGGTTTACGATCGGGATCAACGAAATCACGGACCTATCGCGTACCCTCGAATGGGAAAGCGAAGAGCAGACGATCCTTGCCAGAATGTTATCCGTGGCAACGCAGTTCGACAATGCAGAAATAGCATTCAGTTTCACGATAACCGGTACGCAAGTGGTCCAGCGGCGCCTTGACGTTATGAGAAAACGCGGCGCAGACAATCGGATCATTTTATATGCTAACCGTGACATTAACAACATAGTAACCAAAGGGAACATATACGACCTAGCTACAGCGCTAGAAGTGTCGGGCGGTGAGATCGACGGCGTACCAGTTACGCTTAAGGGCTACAGCTACACGGACCCCACGGGTCGTTTTGAATTGGACCCAGCAACGGGTATCCTTTACGACACGGAAAGCGTGAAAGTTTGGTCGCGTCTTTTGAGCAACGACAACCCGAACCCAGAGAACGGTTACATCAAGCGCCTTAAGTCGTATGAAACAACGAACAAAAAGACTTTACTTGATAACGCGATCCGCGAACTAACGAAAGTAAGCCAGCCGATTGTCAACTATGAAACCGACATAAGCAAGCTGCCGGATAACGTACTTATCGGCGACACGGTTTACCTATCCGACGAAAATCAAGAGTTATATTTATCGGCCCGAGTTTTAACCCTGGACCGTTGCTACAGCGAAGAAACCTACACGGCAACCCTGGGGGACTATTTGATCGTAGAGGACGGCCTGGCCTTGTCACTCAAAGAGATCGCAGCGCAGCTTAAAGCCGAAACGACGTACTTATGGATACGGTACGCCGACGACGATCAAGGTAGCGGCATGAGCCCAAGCCCTAGCGGCAAAGAGTATATAGCAATCAAAAGCGTCGTAGGCGTACCAACTGCCAGCGACGACCCGGACGACTATATCGGCCTTTGGCAGAAGTTTGTAGGGGATCAAGGTATACCAGGGCCGCAAGGTCCGAACGGGGCTACGACGTACACCTGGTTAAAATACGCCGACGACGATCAAGGTAGCGGCATGAGCGACGACCCAGCTGGCAAAATGTATATAGGGCTAGCAACCAACAAAACGACGCCGACCGAAAGCACGAACCCGGCAGACTATAAGTGGCAGCTAGTCAAAGGTGAGGACGGCCAAGATGCACACGTTTACCAGGCCTACGCCTTTGACGAAACCGGTACGGATCGCTTTACGATACCTTACCCGAACGAAAATATAATCTTAAATTCTCAATTTAAGAATGGTACGACGGGTTGGCTAACTGGTAATGCAAGTGTGGAAGTTGACACCACTAATAAGCTTGATGGGCTTAACTCTATGAAAGTAGGCCTTAACGCTGATAGTACCGCCGGCACAGCGTCAAGGGCATTTTACAGATATAATGGCGAGACCGGTCTAGTACCGTCCAGCGGATCGTTATGGCTAAAAGCCGATAAGGACGTAAAAATAGGTATAAGAACCGATGGCGGTACTAAAACAGGTAGCTACAATGTAACTACAGAGTGGCAGCGGTTCGAGATACCTAAAGACGGCTACATGGTATTGATATGGGCATTTAGCTCATGTGTATTATGGGTAGCAAAGCCCAAAGTAGAGAATAGTTCGGTAACAACCATTTACACACCAGCGCCAAGCGAAGACTTTGCCAACGCTTACCCTACTTTCATGGGGACCTATGCAACGTTCGACGACACGCAAAGCACAGACCCAGCAGACTACACTTGGGCCAGAATGCTAGGTAATTCCGGGGTCGGTATCAAGACGACGGTCGTAGAATATGCCGTCGGTACCAGCGCCACTACAGCGCCGACTAGCGGCTGGCAAGCGACACCGCCAGCAGTTGGGACTAACCAGTACCTATGGACCCGGATCACTTTGACCTATGACGACGAGAGCGTCGTTACAAGCTATAGCGTGGGCGCCAGAGGGGCGCAAGGTCCACAAGGTCCGACAGGTCCAAGCGGTAACGGGATCGACACCAGCGTCGTAACATACGCAGCTGGGACCACAGGGACAACAGCGCCAGCTACAGGGTGGCAAGCAACGCCGCCAACCGTGGCAGCGAACCAATTCCTTTGGACAAAGATCGTACTTACCTATACCGACGGATCAAGTACCACGTCGTACGCCGTTGGTAAAATGGGGGCACAAGGTCCACAAGGGGCCAAAGGTGACACCGGACCCCAGGGGCCTACAGGTCCGACGGGTAACGGGATCAGCAGCAGTACGATCAGCTACGCGGCTAGCACGTCGGGGACAACGGCGCCAAGTACAGGCTGGCAAGGAACACCACCGACAGTTGCGGCTAACTCTTATCTTTGGACCCGTGTGATTATAAATTACACGGACGGAAGCAGCAGCACGTCGTACAGCGTCGGTAAAATGGGGGCACAAGGCCCACAAGGTAATGCTGGGGCACAAGGTCCACAAGGGCCAACTGGTAACGGGATCGACACCAGCGTCGTAACATACGCGGCAAGTGCTAGCGGTACGACGGCGCCAAGTACAGGTTGGGCTACCACGCCACCAACCGTGGCTGCAAACCAATTTCTTTGGACCAAGGTAGTAATAACTTACACCAACGGGACAAGTACAACCGCGTACAGCGTCGGTAAAATGGGGGCACAAGGTCCACAGGGGGCCAAAGGTGACACGGGACCCCAAGGGCCAACAGGTCCGACGGGTAACGGGATAGCAAACAGTACGATCCACTATGCAGCCAGCACGTCGGGGACCACGGCGCCAAGTACAGGCTGGCAAACTACGCCGCCGACCGTTGCTGCCAATTCGTTCCTATGGACCCGAGTAGTTATTAACTACACCGACGGCACAAGTTCGACGTCGTACAGCGTCGGTAAAATGGGGGCACAAGGCCCACAAGGTAATGCCGGGGCACAAGGTCCACAAGGGCCAACAGGTAACGGTATCAGCAGCAGCGCCGTCAATTATGCAGCAAGTGCTAGCGGTACGACGGCACCAACTAGCGGCTGGGCTACAACGCCACCGACCGTGGCAGCTAACCAATTCTTATGGACCCGAGTAATAATCACTTACACCAATGGGAACACGACAACCGCGTACAGCGTCGGTAAAATGGGGGCACAGGGTCCAAAAGGCGACACCGGGGCACAGGGTCCGAAAGGGCCACAAGGTCCACAGGGGCCGCAAGGTATCCAGGGCGTAGCCTACTTAAGCCCAACGCAGCCAAGCACGACGCAAAACGGGTCACAGTGGTTTAAAACGGTATCGACGACTAACCGGACAGTAACGGACATATATACGTATGTTACCGGGTCTGGTTGGGTCAAGACACCACTGGCAGCTGGTACTTTGGCCGTGACGTCGATCAGTGCAATAAGCGCCAACCTGGGTGACATAACAGCCGGTACGATTAACGGGGTGTCGATCACAGGGGCCGGGCTTTATTCAGACTTTGACCGGGCCAATGTAAGCGGTGGGACAGTGTGGACTAAGGGAAAACTGACCATGGCAAACGGTAGGTTTAGAAATGACTTTCAAGAGTATACAAAATCTAGTGGAACAGTAACCCGGAACGGTTTTTCGGAACTTACCCACGAAGCGCTAACCATGGCCAGTTTTAATGGTACCCAGACGACCACAGTGGACCGATATCTGCAGATTAACCCGTTCAGGATTAACATGATAGACAGCCAAGGGCGCGGCGGTAACTTGACTTTCCAGGACTTGTACAGCCTAGGCAAGATAGGCATTCCGGCCGGAAGTGGCTGGCGGCAATATAATACAAGTTCTAGTTCGGGTAACTTCCCAAGTGCTACCAGGGTCGGCCGTGTGGTACAGCTTGCCGGGGCCTTTGCGCCTAACGCAGCGAAGCCGTCCGGTACCGAGAACGAGGTCATGGGAACACTGCCCGTGGGCTACCGACCAGATTCGGACTGTAACTTTATCTGCCAGGGAACCAGGGCGAACATATATTTATTAGTCGTAAAGGCAAATGGGCAACTAATGTTTAACCGTTACCGCGGCGATACTGGATCAAGCAACAACTATAAATTTGACTACAAGGACTGTACAGAGGGCGCTTGGATCAACATAGCTTGTACCTTTGCTGCCGCAGACGTATAGGAGGGGATAGCATGACAGAACTACAGAAGCAATTTATCGAAGCATACGAAGCAGCTGGCCGGACCATAACCGGTCAGGCTGCCGAGCTTTTTCAAGAGTTACTAGAAAAAGAGTTCGACGACGACCCGGAGAAAATGACCGCGTTTATCGATTCACTACAGGAACCAGAGCCAGCCGCGATTTCACTTGAAGACCTACAGGCTGCCATGGTAGAATTAACTAACATGATTCTAGGGGGGTGAAAAACATGAAACAGTATCCAGCATTATCGAAAATCTTTGCTGCCGAAGTCTTAGAGGGTAGAATGACGATTGACGAAGTACCAGAATTGCTACGCCAACAGGTCCGCGAAATTTTAGGACTTGCTTAAACAAACTACGTTAGGGGTTAGATTATGAACCAGCCAGTACAGATCACTAACGGGGAATGGGCCGACACCACCAAAAAGATCGATATGCACGAGCAAGATATCGACTATCTTAAAAAGCGGACCGAACGGCACGGCGATCGACTTGACCGGATCGAAGACCAGTATATCGCGCTACCGCAAGCTATCCAGGAAGCAGTTACGACCGGTATGGCACCAGTCATGGAAAAGCTACTTAAGCATGACGAACGACTGGCGCAAATGGACCTTGAAAAGGTCAAAGAGGAAAAAGAACGTTTTGAGCGACAGGTCGAGGAAGACAAAGAACGACGGCGCTGGCTTATCCGATCCATTGTAGGCGCAGTGATCGGGGCCACAGTAGGCCCAGCAATCACTTTGATTATATTTATTTTAGTAAACAACGCCTAGAAAGGGGCTGGAACAAATGGCAACTAAGACAACGAAAAGCGGCGCTGGTAACTTACTTTGTGCTATCGGCGTCCATAAGTGGGTTAACGGCAAGTGTAGCCGTTGCGGCAAAAAGAAACCATAGGAGGTAAACGACATGCAGTTAAGCGACAAGACTTATAACATTGTAAAATGGTTCGTTTCTATTTTCTTACCAGCACTGGCCACCTTAATCGGTACGATCGGCAAGGCCGTCAACTGGCCACACACGGACCTAACGCTGACGATCCTAGGGGCAGTTACCGTATTTCTAGGGGCAATCATGTTACACAGTACAGCACAGTACAACAAGGGGGACGAATAACATGAGCATTCCGACACCAGTAGTTATCGATATCAGCGAATGGCAAGCACCGTCGTCGATCAATTACGACAAACTAGCCAAGGCGATCGACGCGGTTATCATTCGGGTCCAGTACGGGTCCAATTACGTCGACAAGCATTACAAGACCCACATTGCCGAATTTAAAAAACGTGGCATTCCGATCGCAGTATACGCTTGGGTCCGAGGGTCTAGCCTATCCGACATGGAAACCGAAGCCAAAGACTTCTATGCACGTGCCAAAGCATATGATCCAGCCTTTTGGTGGTTAGACGTCGAAGAGAAAAGCATGGGCGATATGAGAAACGGCGTCGAGAAATACCGCGCTAAACTCAAAGCCTTGGGCGCTAAGAAAGTCGGCGTATATGTAGCTAACCATTTATTTAGATCGTTTAATTTAAACCTGGCGCCATTCGACGGAGTTTGGATACCAACCTACGGCAGCAATAATGGTCAGTACAATGGATCGAACCCGACGGCAACGTCTAACTATGATATCCACCAGTACACGTCTAAAGGTAAACGCAACGGCTATAGCGGAGATTTGGACCTTAACCGGATCGTACGCAAAGACCTAGCCTACTTCTTTGGCGGCGCTAGCAAGTCGCAGTATTACGACAAGCCAGGCTGGTACACGTTTATCAAAGACGACACGCTTTACACTAGCCCAAGCTTTGGCAAAGACAAAGTAAGCGGTATTAAAGTCGGCAAGGGTACGCGGTTCTACGCGGACGAAGTTACTACCAACCCGTCGGGAACTGCCAAGCGCGGCGTAATCTTGAAGTTCGGCAAGTCTGGGAAACGCTACTTTACACTGAATAAAGACTACGTAAAACCTAGCTAGAACAGCGTTAAGCGAGGAATTTAAAAATTTCTCGTTTTTCTTGTTGACAAATTATGCCTTTGGGCATATACTATGGTCATGGAGAACGACGTAGGGTTAAACCGCTGGGGCAAACGAGTACGCGCCGTTCACAAAAAAACTTAAAAGGGTGGGTCACAATGACAACAAAAACTTTTAAAGAAATACCAATACAGAAGAACCTTGAGGACTGGAAAATACTTGCCGAAAATGTACGACTTACCTTACCGGCCACGATCGACCAGGAAGCACTAGACGCAGCGCTGGACGGAACAAAGCGCCAGCTAGCTACGCAGATCGGTATGGCAATAATCGACCACTATGGAATGGCCAAAGCTGGAACACAGTACGAAAATTTATCTGGTATGACTTTGATAACCCAGGTCTATGGCGTAAGGGTTCCCGTCGGTGAGTTTGACGTAGTTTTCCAAGAGGCCCTAAGCAGCAAGGAGGTCGAGGACTAACGTGAAACTTTACAAAATTAAAAAGCTTGCCGAAGCCAACAAGGCCAGCTTGATCGTTAGGAAAAACGGCAAGGCAGTTTTATACACGAACTACTTTGCCATGCTTATCGACGTCGACGTCCCTGGTGACTTTGACAAGACGCTAAAGATCGACTACCCTGGCGTGGACCCGTATACATTCAAAGCAGCGCGCCATAAGATCATGGGCAGCCAGCGCGGCGTTACGTTTATCAAGGTATCGGTTAACGCGCTACTGGCCCAGGTTTATTCACTGGCTAACACGTTTGAGCACGTGACACTTTCAACTCACGGGATACGTACCGCTATATCGGCCAGCAACGTACGCAGCGGCTACAGTGGTCAGTTGTCAGTGTTATCCAGCGGCGAAAATAATAAGGTCATGCTCAACGTACGACGCTTGCTGGCAGCCGGAGAACTCGCTGCAGCGATCGGGGCCGATATTTTGACACTGACGGTAAGGGACGGACAAAGCAGCGTAGGCGTCAAGCTAGACGGTTTCAACGTCTATATGGCGCTGGCAATTACAAGGGAGGTAAAATAGTGAGTTACTACTTAAAGGTAAAGCCATTTTTCCGGCCATGGGTTAAGTGGCAGTATGTTACGTTTTGGGACTTTTATACCGGCAGCTGGTACGGCCTAACGACCGACCGGGACGAAGCGCTAACTTTTTCCGGTAATGGGCTATACAAAGCCCAGGACCATTTTCTAGGTTGGCGCCAGAGGATCGAGGTGGCAGAATGATTTATTTCACGGCGTTAGTCGGCGCGTTTATTATGGCAGTCGGCGCTATATTTTTGGCAAGTATCACAGTTAACGCGATCAAGAAACCCAAGGAAAACCTATACGGCGCGGTAATTATTTGGGCCGTGGTTATATTGACCGCGATCATTTATAAACAGATCATAGGAGGATAACAATGAATAAAACACAAGTAAAGGGGATCATTACAGCCCACGAAACCAAAGCACTACGGAACAACGCCAAAGCCAGCGTAACTGCAGTTAACAAGGCAAAACGCGAATACTTTGAGCAGAACTACGGTATGCAGCACCTAGAAGCCTTAAGAAGCAAAGTTGCCGAAACCGTCGACTTGATCCAAAGCATGGGCTTAGACGACGAGCATATCTACAGTAACAAAGTGATCAGGCTAGCACACCTAGGGCACTCGCGATTGCAAAACGTGGAAGCTTTCACCGAGTACCTTATGGAACATATGGCAACTTACAAATACGACGATATCAAAGCGATCGAATACCGGTACGCGGCACGTCGTAAAGAGATAATTGAAGAGTACGAAAAACTTTACGAGATTCTAAAAACGAACACGGCAGCAGATACCTACGACTATATCGTAAACACGGTCGGCATGGACCCAAGCCTTACCGATTACAAAGCGCCGGAAAAATTCGAGATCGCGCCGACTGCCGTACGGTCCGACTTGCTGGGGGTCGATTGATTTGTATGAATATATTGACTTAGAGCAGTTACGGATCGACGCCGCGGCCAGCGGTTACACGCAGCAGATCATTGCAGAGCGCGCCGGTATCCACCAGAGCAACGTGTCACGCTTCCTAAACGGTGAGCGCAGTTTATCATTTTTTTCGTACGTGAACCTGGTTAAGGCGATCGACGAAGACCCTAAAAAATATTTGACAGAAAAAGGCAAAAAAGTCTTTACTTTAGAATTAGAGTAGGTTATGATTATTTATGCCAAAGGGCATAATGTTCGGACACTTGGCGCTATGGGAACGAAATGATAGCGGACCGCCGGAAAGACGGCAATGTATAAAAAAGGACTTAAGAGTAATAGTTATTGACAGCCGGAACAGACGGCACTAAAGTTGCATTTGCGAGTGTGAACTAGGCGGAAAACTAGGGAACACAAAAAAAG